GGTAATTTCGGACCACGTTATTTCGCTAGCGTCAGGCGCCTAGGTCGTAACCAGCGTCGCATGTGAGTCACATGGGACATGCCACTTATATATGCACAAAAAGCGAAATAAGAGGAAATAAGATAACTTTGCGGTAATTAGGGCCTATCAACGAGTGCCAGAAGTCACAATCGCACAGTTAGCTGAGAAGCTAGGTGTTACGCGAGGACGTGTTAGTCAAATCAAGAAAACAGGCCGCTTAGAAGGCACTTATCGCACAGAAGGCCGATTTGTATTTTTTGACGAGGACGCAGCGATAGCCGCGTGGAACGGCGAAATCCCCCAAAGTACCACAAGAATCGCCTCCAAGGATCTAGAGATCCCAAGCTTCAACGAGTCTCGCGCTAAGACTGAGTTCTTTCGCGCTGAGATGGCTCGGCTGGATTTGGAGGAGAAGGAGGAGCTGCTGTGCGAGGCAGACAAGGTCAAGAGTGCTGCTTTTACCCTTGCCCGCTCTGTTCGTGACGCGCTAGATAGCATCCCCGACCGGGTTGCCAACCAATTCGCAGCCGAAACAGATTCAGTTGTAATCCATCAAACTTTGCAGGAAGAACTGCGAAAAGCATTGGAGAGACTGACTAATGCGTGACGGAGCTGCAATTTATCGGCAGGCATTTCTAAGTGGGTTGAAGCCTGATGAAAAGCTGACTGTCAGCGAATGGTCTGATCAGTACCGGATGCTGTCAAACAAGGCATCAGCGGAACCAGGGCCGTGGAGAACGGATCGCACTCCGTATCTCAGGGAAATCATGGATTGCATGTCTTCCACAAGCTCGGTGCAGAAAGTAGTTTTCATGGCTGGTGCTCAGTTGGGCAAGACGGAGTGCATAAACAACGTCGTCGGATACATGATTGCCCATGCGCCTGGTCCTGCTTTGTTTGTCCAGCCAACGATTGAGATGGCGAAAAGGCTGTCTAAGCAGCGTTTGGATTCTCTTATTCATGAGACTCCTGTGTTGTCGGAGAAGGTGGCCCCTGCACGCAGTCGTGACTCAGGGAACACCATGTTTTCAAAAAGCTTTGACGGCGGGATCTTACTGTTGACAGGTGCAAATTCAGCAACTGGTCTACGGAGTGCGCCGTGTCGTTGGGTGTTGCTGGATGAGGTAGATGCGTTTCCCGCTGATGTGGATGGTGAAGGTGATCCATGTGCTCTAGCTGAGAGAAGAGCATCAACCTTCTCGCGAAGGAAGATCATCCTTACTTCTACACCGACCGTCAAAGATATGAGTCGGATTGAGACGGAATACCTAGCGAGCAATCAAATGCGGTATTTCGTTCCTTGTCCGCACTGTGGTCATATGCAATGGCTGGAGTGGAAGAACATTCGCTGGCGTGACGGTGATCCGCGTACTGCTGCGTATGCGTGTAATTCATGTGGAGCGCACATTCCCGAGCATCACAAGAGTGAAATGCTCCGTCGTGGGGAATGGCGGGCTACGGCCACGGCGGAAGATCCGCGCACCGTTGGCTTTCACCTGTCCTCACTTTATTCACCGCTTGGTTGGAAGAGTTGGGAAGAAATTGTCACGGAGTTTCTGCGGGCTAAGTCTGATCCGCCCTTGTTAAAAACTTGGACAAATACCGTCCTTGGTGAGACATGGGAGGAAGAAACCGGCGCAAAAATGGGCGCAGAAGGCTTGCGTGATCGTGCAGAGTTTTATCCAGCAGATCAGGTCCCAGCAAAGGCAAGCATCGTCACTTGTGGCGTTGACGTGCAGGACAATAGAGTTGCTGTTGGGCTGTATGCGTGGGGAGAAGGTGAGGAATGCTGGCTCCTCAATCACTTTGAGATATTTGGTGATCCTGCCGGTAAGAAACTATGGGACCAAGTAGATGACGTGATTTTCAGGAAGTACAAGAAAGAGGACGGGACTGAACTAAAGGTCAGTGCTACAGGAATTGACTCTGGTGGTCACTTCACCAGTGAGGTCTATGCGTACTGCAGGGAGCGTGCCAAGCGTGGTGTTTTTGCGCTCAAGGGTCAGTCGCAGCGCAACAAGCCGCCTATTGGCAAGCCAAGCAAGGTGGACATTAACTACAAAGGTCAGGTGCTGAAAAACTCTGCACAGGTCTTTCCAGCAGGCGTAGACACAATCAAATCAACCCTGTTCGCAAGATTGAAAACGAACGAAGAGGGGGCTGGATACATTCATTTTCATGCTGCCGCTTCGCCTGAGTACTTCAAGCAACTGACAAGTGAGCGTCAGGTGGTGCGATATGTCAAGGGCTTTGCTATTCGTGAATGGAAGAAGAAGCCAGGTGATCGCAATGAAGCTCTTGACTGTTTTTGTTACAGCTACTGCGCTCTCAACTATCTATACATGCGATTCAATCGTTCCACGATTTTTGAGCAGTTTGCAAAAGCGCAAGAACCAAAAAGCGAGCCTCAAGAACAAAAAAGAGTAGAATCGCCTTATCAGCCGACACGAAGGCGCATGTCTCGTCGGCCCTCGTCGTCGTTCGTGACTAACTGGTGAGTATTCTCGTCCCCAAGTTGGTTTACGCAGGTGACACAGTCATCTTTGATGTCCCTGCTTTTACTAACTCAGTAGGCACACAGATTGACAGCGGCACCTACACGCTGAAGTGGTACGCCAGATTTAATAAGACCCACGAGGGCGCAGAAATCACAGGCACTGCTCAAGGCGATGGTTGGCGCATCACTGTGCCTAGTAGCACGACGACTGGCTTTGATGCTGGCACTTGGACTTGGCAGGCGATTGCTACTTACAGCAGTGAGCAGTACACCGCTGGCCGTGGTCAGTTCACTGTTAAGGCAACTGCCTACTACGACAGTTCAGGTCATCCCGCTGCTTTTGATGATCGCTCACGCGCTGAAGTTGACCTTGAGAAGGTTGAAACTGCAATCCGCACTCTTGCCAGTGGCGGCATGGTGCAGGAATACACCATCGGAGGTCGCAACCTGAAGCGATACAAGATGGGTGAGCTTTTGCAGCTTCGCGATAACTTAAAGGCTGAAGTGGATCGTGAACGCCGTGCCGAGAAAGTTCGGCAGGGCCTTGGCAATCCCGGCGTCACCCGCGTGAGGTTTATCTGATGTGGCCCTTTAATCGCAAGAGGAAGCCTCAGCGTCGCAACTACGCTGGTGCATCAATCAACCGCCTGACATCTGACTGGGTGTCATCTGGGACAAGTGCTGATGCAGAGGTCAAGAACAATCTCCGAGTTCTGCGCAATCGTGCGCGATCTCTTGTTCGTGACTCTGATTTCGCCAAATCGGCTCTACGCGCAGTTAGAAACAACGTTGTTGGTCAAGGGATCAAGCATCAAGCCCAAGTCCGAATGATCCGTGGCGGGCGTCTAGATGAACGCCTGAACGCCGTCATTGAGCATGAGTTCACGAAGTGGTCAAAAGCTAAGAACTGCCACTGTGGCGGCACGCTGAGCTGGAACTCAATTCAAAGCTTGGCGATCAACAGCATGATTGAGACCGGCGAAGTATTCATTCGCCTTGTCAATCAAAGCTTTGGTGACTCCCGCGTCCCCTTTGGCCTTGAGATCATTGAGGCTGATCTGCTTGACGATGATTACACCGGAATTGAGCAGAATGGCAATCGTGTACGGATGGGGGTTGAAGTTGACGAGTGGTCGCGACCTGTGGCCTATCACTTCCTCAACTACCACCCTGGCGACTACCAATTCGTCAATAACAACCTCAACGTCAAGCGTCGGACAAGAGTCCCTGCTGACGAGATCATTCACCTCTACTCAGTAGATCGTCCTGGTCAGACGCGAGGTGTTACCGCGTTTGCCTCGGCAATCATGCGCCTCAACAACCTGAAGGGCTTTGAGGAGGCTGAGATTATCGCCGCTCGTGCCAGCTCGGCAATGATGGGGTTCGTCCGGACACCCGATCAGGAGCTGTTTGAGGATGGCACATATGCTGAGCAATCTGTGCTGGACTTCGCTCCTGGCAGTATTCGGCGTCTTGCTCCAGGTGAAGAGATGCAGTTCTTCTCACCTACGCGGCCAGATGATGCTTTTACACCTTTTGTGGCCCAAATGCTTCGTGCAGTCGCCGCAGGTGTTGGATGCTCGTACACGCAAGTAAGTTCCGACTTCTCGTCTAGTAACTACAGCTCGTCTCGTCTTGAGTTGCTTGAGACGCGGGCGCACTATCGCACCCTGCAGCAGTACCTAATTGACAACCTCTGCCAACCGATTTACGAGCGTTGGATGGAGATGGCAGTCATGTCCGGTGCTGTTCGCGCACCCGGCTTTGACATTGATCCCGATCGTTATTACGAGAGCAAGTGGATTGCACCTGCTGCGCAGTTCGTAGACCCGCAGAAAGAAGCAGAGGCTTACAAGTCTCTTGTTCGCAGCGGCATCATGACCCTCTCACAAGTCATCGCCCTGCATGGCGGTGATTTTGAGGAGACAATGCGTCAACGGCAGCATGAACTTGCCACTTTGGATGAACTCGGCATTGTCACTGACACTGACCCCAGCGAAGTGACGAAGGCAGGGCAAGCCCAAAGTCCTCCTGTCCCACCAACTCAGCATCCTGTCATGCACGAAGAAGGAGAAGCGATTGATGGCTAACGTCAACGGCACTGACATCAATCTCACCCCGACTGACGGGATGAAGGCTGAAGCTGAGCGTTATCGCAAGTGGAAGTCAGATGGCGAGGCAGGTGGCACTGAGGTTGCTGCACGTCGCGCCACGCAGATTCTGTCTGGTGATGAATTATCGCCTGATGTAGTTGTTGAAATGTCCGCTTGGTTTGCGAGGCGCCAAGTAGATAAAAAAGGGCAAGGATTTAGTCCTGATGAAGATGGCTACCCAAGCAAAGGACGCGTAGCATGGGCAGCATGGGGCGGTGACGCTGGTCAATCATGGAGCAGCGAAAAATCTGCTTCAATTAAAAAAGCACGAGAACGATCCATGACCGATGAACAAAGAGCCGAGCCCGGAGATCTCAAGGTTGGTGATTTCGTCAGTTGGAATTCTTCTGGCGGTCGTGCTCGTGGACGTATTGATCGTGTGGTACGCGATGGGACGATAGATGTCCCAGATTCCAGCTTTACGATCACTGGCACTGAGGACGATCCCGCTGCCTTGATCACGCTGTATCGCGATGGCGAGGCAACTGATCGCAAGGTCGGCCATAAGTTCAGCACGCTTACAAAGATTGCTGCTATTCGGATGTTTGACGAGGCATCCCTGAAGCGTGCCCATTACACAGAATTCAAGGAAGAAGACGAGGACCGCACTCTTGAGTTCCCGTTTGCTTCAGAGGAGCCAGTCAACCGTGTCTACGGCATGGAAGTACTGAACATGACTTCTGAAGCGATGGACATGAGCCGTCTAAATGACGGCGCACCACTGCTCTTCAATCACGACCCTGATCGGATCATTGGTGTTGTCCAACGTGCGTACATCAAAAACAAAAGAGCGTACGCAAAGGTCAAGCTCGCTAACAACGAGCTTGGTCGCGAGATGCAAGACCTAATTAGGGACGGCATCGTTCGCAACGTTAGTTTTGGCTACAGAATTAACGACATGGAGGAGGATCGGTCCACCACACCTGTGACGTACCGAGCCACCTCTTTTCAGCCCTACGAGGTCAGTATGGTTTCAATCCCTGCAGACAACGTGGGTGCTGGAATTGGCCGTTCCCTCGCATCTAGTGAGGAGACGGTCGCGGTCTCAGCCGCACCAAGTACACCTGAACCTTCCGTCATGGAAACTACCCCCAACGTGGAGGCTATCCGCGCTGAGGCCGTTGAGGCCAAGGCTAAGGAAGCCGCTGAAATGTTTGCCCTCGGCAAGCGTCACAACGCAGAGGAACTTGCCTCTGAGTTCCTTATCAACTCCCGCTCCATTGACGAGCTGCGCACCGCCATTTTGGAGCGCAAAGCCGTCACCGAAAAGCCTGTTGCACAGGCCAGCGATGAGATCGGCCTGACCCAGAAAGAGGCTCGCAGCTTCTCCTTCCTGCGTGCCATCAACTATCTGGCAAATCCTGGCGATCGCACCGCTCGCGAAGCTGCTGCTTTTGAGATTGAAGCCTCTGAAGCACAAGCCGCCAAGCTTGGTCGCGCCTCACGCGGTATCACCATCCCCACGGATGTGATGAAGCGTGATTTGAACGTTGGTACTGCCTCCGCTGGTGGCAACCTCGTTGAGACCGAACTGGATGCCGCCAACTTTATTGATCTGCTGCGGAATGCTTCTGCACTGGATCAAGCTGGCGCAACCGTATTGACTGGCCTGTCTGGCAACGTCAACATCCCCCGTCAGTCCGGCGCTGCTACCGCTTACTGGGTTGCTGAGTCTGGTTCACCCACCGAGTCCCAGCAGACCATTGATCAGGTCTCTCTGACTCCTAAGACCTGCGGTGCTTTCACCGACTTCAGCCGTCGCCTGATGATCCAGTCCTCCATTGACGTGGAGAACATGGTTCGCACCGACCTTGCTCGTGTGCTGGCTCTTGAGATTGACCGCGTCGGTCTCTATGGCTCTGGTTCTTCTAACCAGCCTCTGGGCCTGAAGGACACCACTGGTGTTCTGAGCGAGGACTTCGCAGCTAACGCTCCTACCTTCTCCGAGGTTGTGGCACTGGAATCTGACGTGGCTGGTGCTAACGCACTGCTTGGCAGCCCTGTCTATCTGATGAACTCTGCAATGGCAGGTTCACTGAAGACCACTGAGAAGGCCAGCAACACCGCTCAGTTCATCTTGCAAGGCGGTGAAGTCAACGGCTATCGCGCTGTGATCTCCAACCAAGTTGCTAGCAACGATCTCTGGTTCGGTAACTTCTCCGACCTGATCATTGCCTACTTCTCTGGTCTTGATCTGATGGTTGATCCTTACACCGGCAGCACTTCCGGCACCGTCCGTGTTGTTGCTCTGCAGGATGTTGACATCGCTGCTCGCCATGGTGCGAGCTTCTCACGCGGTAACAACACCCTCTGATCATGAAGATCAAGATCCGTAAACAGGTAACACTGGCGGGTCAAGTTGTCCGCATTGGGGAGGTCGTTGAGGCTTCCCCTGCGGATGCACAAATCCTTATTGGACAGGCTGCGGCCATTGTCTACGAGGAGCCCGTAACTGAACCTGAGGTGGCACCCGTGCAGTGCCCTATGCCTAAGGCTGAGGCAAAACCGAAAGCAACTTCCCGCAGGAGGACCAAATCATGACTGTCCAAAATTTGGGCACTAAAACCACCCTTTTGGCCCTCTCGCCAAATGATGTGGTTGCTGCAAGCGCAAACCGCACTGGCGTTGACCTCGTTGATTACGAGGGCGACATCATGGCGATTCTTGATGCTGAGGCCGGTGGTGCTTCCATCACCTATGCGGTAAAGATCCAAGACTCTGCAGATGACAGCACTTACGCTGATGTCTCTGGTCTGGCCTTCACCACCACCAGTGCAAACACCGCACTTCGCGAGACCCTTCGCATTAATAGCGACGAAGTTCGTCGTTACATCCGTGCCGTGATCACCGTTGCTGGTGGTTCTGGCGCTGGCGCTGTAAGCGTCGTTGCCCTTGGTTCCAAGAAGTACGGCTGATCATGCCAATCAACGACACTGACGGTTTTCTAAACACTGACGAGTTCGGTCTTGACTGTTCTGTTGGTGGCACGACTTTCGTCGGTGTCCTTGATTCGCCTGTTGAAGTGATCGCAGGCGGCGTTGCTGTTAGTAGGGAGTATGAGCTTCTAGCTGAAACTTCCAAGGTGAGCAGCGTCGCTCGCGGCACCACTGTTGTGGTGAACTCTGAGAATTACACCTGCAGAGAAAACAGAGCTATTGATGATGGTGTTTTTTCTGTCTTGTTGCTGAGTAAGGACTGATGGCTGACACGCGCCGAGAGCTGATCCTTGCTCGCATGAAGAGCAATCTTGACTCCATCACTGGCGCGACTGTGTATCGCAGCCGAGTGGAGCCACTGGCTCGTGGAGAGGTCCCAGCGGTGATCATTGAGCCGATGGATGACACGCTTAATGACACCAACTTTTTTGACAAGCTTGATCACACAATGCGCGTCCGTGTGACGACTATCGTTCGCGCTGCATTGCCAGACGACAGCTCTGACACCTACACGCAGCAAGTGCATTCACTGTTGATGGCCGATCAAACAATCAATGGCTATGCGCTTGATTTAACCCCTGATCGTACTGAGTTCAGCCTGTTTGAAGCTGACGTGCCTTTAGGTTTAATCAGTCAAGATTTTTTAGTGCGCTACCGTACTAGCAGAACTGATTTAACATCTGCTTGAGTATGGCTAATATGAACTCGCAGGTCCCCAATCCTGGTGCAGGCGGCAGCTATCTGTTTGATCCTGAAACAGGTGAAACTACACTGATTACAGCACCCACCGCCCCCCAAGAAAATGGCTCTGACTCGCAAGAAGTTCCTAGTAGCGAAGATTGAAGCGACGGAGGGGACTGATCCCACACCAGTCGGCGGTAGTAACGCAATTCAAATCAGCAGCCTTGAGCTGACTCCTATGGAGTCTGACAACGTTCAAGCGGCTGCTTTTCAAGGATTTATCGGCAACAGCTCTCGCGCAACGTTGACCGCAAACAAGCGAGTTAGCGTCACTTTTGATGTTGAGCTTGGGGGTAGTGGTGCTGCTGGAACTGCTCCTGCTTTTGGTCCTTTGCTGAAAGCATGCGGATGCTCGGAGACCATTGTTGCTTCTACAAGTGCAACCTATGCACCTGTTAGCAGCAGCTTTGATTCAGTCACGATGTACTGCTTCTATGACGGTACTCGTCACATCATCACTGGTGCTCGTGGCACTGTGAGCATCAACTTTAGTGCTGGTCAGCTTGCCACAATGAGCTTCCAGTTCACTGGTATCTACAACAACCCTGATAGCACTGCACTGAGTGGCACTTTCACTGTTGCCAACCAAGCTGCAGCTCTTGAGGTCAATGACACCAACGTGACGACTGCCACGTTCTTCGGTGAGACCAGCCAGCGCATTGAGTCTCTTGACTTTGCTCTAAACAACTCTCTTACCTACAAAGAGACTGCTTCTTCTCAGCAGGTGTTGATTGTTGATCGGGCACCTGGCGGCACTGCAGTAATTGAAGCTCCTGCTCGTAGCACCACTGACTACTTTGAGGATGCACGCGGCAACAGCACCGCAAGCAGCAGCATTGTTCTGGGTGGCACTGCAGGCAACATCACGACGCTGACGATGGCGCAGACTGATGTGACTGGCATCAGCTACGGCGACACCAACGGTGTTATCAGCCTGACGATGCCGTACTTGGCACTTCCTACAACTGCAGGTAATAATTCCTTCAGTCTGGCTTTCACCTAATTCATGGGTTTTAAGTACACCAAGGTCACTTCTTACAAGTGGCCTGTCACGGTAGAACTACCCGACAACGGTCAGTACAAGAAAGAAACTTTCACGGCCATCTTTAAGCGAGTTGGCCGTAAAGCTTTTGAAGACCTTGATGACACACGGACTGCTGAGCTGATGGATGAAGTCCTGCTCGGCTGGGAAGATGTCGTTGATGATGAAGGTACGCCCATCCCCTTCACGGAAGACATGAAGGTAGAGCTGATGGACGACACCTATTTTGTCCGTGGCGTGATGGAGGCTTATCTGCAAAGCCTGCAGGGAGCTAAGGCAAAAAACTAGAGGCCGCAGCTCAGTATTGGGCGCAAGGCGGCGTTGTAGACGAGCGTGAGGCTGACCTCAAGGCACTTGGCATGTCTGAGGAACAGCTTGCTGCGCTAAAGCTTGAGGAGGTTGTGCAGGATTTTGAGGTCTGGGATGACAATCGTCAGATCGTAGAAATGTTTATGCGCATGCAAACGCAATGGCGTACAAGCATGAGTGGTGCCGTTGGATTGGACTATGCGGCGCTTGAATGGCTTTGTAGACTGTATCCAGTGGATAACCCGCAAGAGCTTTTTGAGGGCTTGCAGGTTATGGAGTACACCGCTCTGAACTGCTTTAACAAGAAGAACTGATGGCCGAAAATCCCACAGTCTTAAAGATCAGAGCAGAGGTTGAGAATCTGCAAGGCCTGAACAGGTTGAAGACTGCTGTTCGGCGTGTCTCGCAGGAAGTCAAGGCATCAAACGTTGACTTCAAAAAGCAGATTGCAAATATTAAAGAGCTGCAGGTCAATACCAAAAATTCAGTTAACAACCTGCGTGCGCAGAAAGATGCCTTCATGGCATTGCGCGATTCAGTTGACCTGACGAGCAAAGAATTCAAACAGGCTACTGCTGAGGTTGCAAAGCTTGATGCTGCTTTGGCTAAGGCTGAGGGACGCAAGGCACAGCGTGGAGGACGCCTTGCTGGTATTGCCAAGGGTGTTGGTGCAATCGCTGCTGGTGGCGTGTTTGGTGGCCCTGAGGGCGCCATTGGTGGCGCAATTGGCCTTGGCTTGGGCGGCCCTGCTGGTGCTGCTGTAGGTGCTGCAATCGGTGCGCAGGTTGGTCAGGTAAGGCAGGCTTTGGGCGCAACTGCTGAATACGCGGCCAACTTAACCAAACTCAGAATTGCTCTTAAAGGCGTTACTAATGGGCAAGGAGAGTACACAGAAGCTCTAGGTTTTGTTCAAGAGCAAACTGAAGATTTTGCTATTCCTCAAAGTGTTATTACTAAGCAATTTACAAGATTGCAGGCGTCTGTTTCGGGCGCTGGCGGCAATCTAGAGGACACAAAGACTGCATTTAAAGGCATTGTTGCTGCAGTAAGAGCAACAGGTGGATCTCTCGGTGATGTAGACGCAGCTCTAACTGCTACCGCTCAGGTCTTTAGTAAAGGCAAGGTATCCGCAGAAGAACTGCGACAGCAAATTGGTGAGCGTTTGCCAGGTGCATTCACTCTGTTTGCAGAGTCAATGGGCAAAACGCCTGCTGAGTTGGATAAGGCGTTGGAACAAGGTCAAGTGAGTCTGCAGGACTTTCAAAAGTTTGCAGAGGAGTTGTTTGCACGATATGGAGAAACGGCTAAGGAGATTGCTGACAGCCCTGATGCTGCTGGTGATCGTTTACAGAAAGTGCTTGAAAGGCTTTCTGAGAATGTAGGTACGTTGCTGAAGCCAATTGGGGCAGCGTTTCAAGTTACATTTACGAACATCATTGAATTTATTGATGCGGCTACAGCTCGTTTGAACTTGTTTTTGGAGCTTGGCGCATCAGGGACAAGAAACAAGATCAAAAGATTGTCTGATGACATCACACGTTTACTAAAAAAGCAAGAAGAGCGCAAGCCTTTGGTAGCTGCAGGATTGATTCGCCCAAGTGACATCAGAGAAGTTGAGCAGCAGCTGGATGCCAAGAGACAACAATTGCAGGCTGCACAAGCTACATTGCGTGATCTTACTGGCTTCGGAGCTGCGGCAGATGTAAAACAGTCAGCCTTGCCAGGAGTGGTAGACCCAGACCCAGATCCAGATTCAGAAGAAAAGGGCAAAAAAATAAAAACTACAAGCGCAGATATTTTGAATCTTACGGAAAGACTGCAAGAGGCCAGATTCGGCAACAACAAAGAGCTTGAGGTACAAACTGAATTCTTGATTAGGAACCAAAAACTTACTGAGCAATTCCAAGCTGGTGAAATTGACGCAAACACTTTTAAGGTCGGTCTTTTGGAAAGCGAGAACAAGCTCAGGGAGGATGGCATCAAGCTGCGTAAGCAGGCAAAGAACGGAGAGGTTGAGATAAACAAAGAACTTACTAAGGGACAACAATTGATGCAAAGCATCAAGGAGACAGTCGCTACTGGATTGACAAATGCCATTAACGGCTTGATTGACGGGACCAAATCATTCGCTGAGTCGCTTTCAGGCATCCTTCGTCAGCTTGCAAGCCTTGCTATTTCGTTCGGTGTCAAGTCAATCCTTGGTCTTGCTGATGGCGGCGTCTTGCAGCAAGGCCGAGTAATGCCTTATGCAAGAGGTGGTGTCGTCAATCGTCCCACTTTGTTCCCCATGGCAAATGGCATGGGTCTAATGGGTGAGGCTGGCCCAGAAGCAATTATGCCGCTGCGTCGTGGCCCATCCGGCAAGCTTGGTGTTGAGGCAAGTGGCAATGGAATGGGTAGCGTGGTTGTGAACGTTGATGCTTCAGGCTCCAGCGTGCAAGGTGATTCCAACCAAGCCAAGCAACTCGGCAACTCCATTGCCGCTGCTATTCAGGCTGAACTAATTAAACAACGTCGTCCTGGAGGCTTGCTCCGCTAATGGCTACTTTTGATGACTCCACAGTCGGCACAAGCACAGGTGGCACCACGCCTGATTTTGGTGCTGTAAAAAAGAGCAACCCCAAGATTCGTCTCGTCAAGTTTGGTGATGGGTATGAGCAACGGCTGAGATATGGCGAAGATCAAAATCTGAAGGAATGGAACCTCAAGTGGACTGCTAAGGACAATACTGACGCTGACGCCATTGAGGCTTTTCTTGATGCTCGCGCTGATGATGCTGCGTCATTTGACTGGAGCCCAATCGGTGACACTGAAACTTACAAGTGGGTGGTGGCAAGTTGGGCTAGAACTTTTAACTACTCTGGGGTCAACGAAATTACTGCGACGTTTAGGCAGGTAGTTGAGCCATGAGCCTAGTTTTTCAAGAGCTACTCAACAGCAGCCCGTTTGCAATCATTGAGCTGTTTGAGATTGAGCTGTTTCAAGATATTCACGGCAGCACTGAAAAGTATCGCTTTTATAGCGGGACAAATTTTCAAGACGCACCTGGCAATATCGTCTTTGATTCACAGGAGTACTTCGCGCTTCCTGTTGAGGCTGATGGCTTTGAGTACAAAGGTGATGGCACGTTGCCTCGCCCAACGCTGCGCTTTGCAAACGTCAATGCGTACATGACATCAATTCTGTTGGCTATCAACGTAGTCAACCCACACAACGATCTGAACGGCGCAAGGGTTAAGCGCACTCGTACTTTGACAAGATTTTTAGATGCTGTGAATTGGCAAAATGGCGTCAACCCTTATGGCAACCCTGATCCTGGCTCCAAGATGCCAGACGACATTTACTACATTGATCGCAAGACGCAAGAGACTAGGCAGCTAGTTGAGTTTGAGCTGTCGTCATCGTTTGACCTCGCGAATGTAAGCGCACCCAAAAGGCAGGCGATGCAGAATCTTTGCCAGTGGAAATACAAGAGTAAAGAATGCGGTTACTCAGGTGCTGATGAGTTCACGGCGACTGGTATTTCTATCACGCGAGTAGCTGCAACAAACTTTGCGTTTTCAAGTGGGCAAAATATTTTATCTGCTGGCAGCACCTTGCAAGAAGGCAGTGAGCTTGTTTCAAGCAACGGCTGGTTTCGGATGCACGTTGAACGGGATGGCGCACTCAATATTTTTATCAAGAACGATCCGACTGGTCTAAATAACGGCCCTTTTTGGCGCGTGGCTGGGATACATGACGGAGATGACTATTCGCTAGTGATGCAAAATGATGGGAACCTTGTTTTGTACAACGACAAGTATGCCAAGACTGATTACCCGCAATCGGTTACTTGGTCTCCACAAGTTGAAAGGGTTGCAGCAGCTTCTGGAGCCTCTTTATATCAGCCAGATGGGAACACTCAGTACTACCCAGACGATGTAAGGCAGGGACGCAGTGGGGCTTTGGGATATGAGTTGGTAGGAAGTCAGCCAAGTGCAGGCGACGTTGGCACGACCACTACAGCGCAAAAAACATTTAGTGATACGCACCCCACGCTTGGGGCAAGGACCATCACGGTCACTTTTACCTTGCAGGCCAATAATCTTCCTGCTGATCACTATTCAGGCGAAGCTCGTGCTTGGAATGGTTTTAGTAGTGTTTCCTTTGACTCCTCAACAGGTTTCTTCAAAAGCGGTGAGGCTTTTATCGCAAGTGTGACTCTTTCAAGCGGCAACCCATTCAGGGACAACCATCCAGGAGAGGGCACGCTCACTGAGTCTGGCATCTATTTAAAAGTTACAAGCACAGGATGGTTTCAAACAAAGCAGTTGCGACTGAAGGACGATGGGGTCTTGGTTGTTGAGGACACTGATGGCTCTGATGTGACATATAGCTCAGGTACAACGCCTGTGACCAGTGAGCCTTACATTCAAGAAGGCACTGACATCCCAATTGAAGTTGCAGGTGTCTGCGGCAAACGGATTAGTGATTGCAAGCTTCGTTTTCCAAATGGTGACGTCCACGGTGGCTTGCCTTTTGGTTCGTTCCCTGCTCTTGGAGATAGCGTCTGATGTTGGTGCATTGGCAGGACGATGCAAGGAAGTGGGGCATTTCCGATGTGCCTCGTGAGGCTTGCGGTCTTGTCGTTGTGATAGATGGCGTTGAGACTTACGCACCTTGCAAGAACCTTGCAGAAGAGGAGGACTTTTTCGTCTTAGATCCAGTTGATTACGCAAGCGCAGAAGACACAGGCAATGTCGTTGCCGTGGTTCATAGCCATGCCAAAGGCCCATCAACCCCAAGTGAGCATGACATCACGGCCTGCAATCAGAGTGGTTTGCCTTGGTGGATTTACAGCGTGCAAGATGACACATGGACTTGTCTAGAACCAAAGCATGAACAAGAAGTTGAGTGGCGATAGAATCAACTGAGCTGGGCGTTTGCTGAGATGCTGCGGACGATCAAGATTTACGGGCATCTCGCAAAGCACACAGGCAAGCGTGTGTTTAAGGCTTTGGCTAGAACGCCTGCTGAGGCAGTGAAATTTTTGCTGTGCAACTATCCGTCGTTGCGTGGTGTGATGCAGCAGGGTCATTATCAGGTGCTTGTGGGGTCATTGGACTTGCAGGGCGCTACTGGTAATTTGCACTTACCAACTGGCTCTAACGATGAGATTCGGATCGTGCCGGTTATCAGTGGTGCAGGAGGATTTTGGAGTAGTTTGGGCAAATTTTTTCTAGGTGCAGCTTTGGTCACTGCTGCTTTCTTCATGCCAGGGACTGCTCTTGCTATCGGAGCTTCTAGTTTCAGTGTTGCTGGTGTTGCTGCATTGAGCGTTGGTAGTGCGTTGGTGCTGTCCTCTATTGCTGATGTCATATCACCACCGCCTAAAACACCAGACTTTGATGATGACCCTAGAAACAATTACTCCTTCTCAGGGCAGACAAATATTTCGCGGGAAGGCGTGCCAGTACCAGTTGTTTATGGCGAGACTGTAGTTGGAAGCCTTGTCATCTCACTGGGCCTGAACGTTGAGGAAGACTGATGGGTATTGCACCAGACGATCTTGATTCCAAGCAGGTTGCCCGAATTATTGACCTCATTAGTGAAGGTGAGATTGAAGGCTTCCCTAGTACGACACACCCTGATGGCGTTCAAATCAACAGGGCTACAAACGAGGCGCAGTACAACTTAGCTGCGCTTAAAGATGTGTTTTTTAACAACACACCAGTCTTGGCTAGCACTGCTGAGATTAACTCAGGCACGACGATACGCGACGTTTCCTCTGCTCTTAATTTTGACTTTGTAGATGCAGAATATGCGTTTCGGTATGGGACACAAGATCAAAAATATTTATCAAGTATTGGTGTAGCAAACCAGCGCACTATTTCTGTTGGCGTTGAAATACCCAAGCCAACTAGTCCTACAGAAGATGATGGGCTTGATCGGAATGATGGCGCACCAATTACTCGTCAAATCACTGATACAGATGTCACTTCTGTAAGGGTAGTTGTAGGTACTCCTGCTTTGCAGCGAGCAAAAAAGAAGGGGGATGTTGTTGGTGGGTATATTGGTTACAAGATTGAGATTCAATTTAATGGCGGTGGTTTCACTGCAGTACCTGAATTCGGTATGGGGCAAAATGGCTCACCATTAGCTGCTGGCAATTTTGAAATTGTGGGCAGAACTCCCGATTTGTTTCAGGTCAAACATCTGATAAACATTCCTTTTGGAAGTGCATTTCCTGTTGACATAAGAATCACCCGAAACTTGCAAGAGTACAGAGACGACGATGTTATTACAGACACTCTGAATTGGTATGACTACACAGAAAGAATCGGCGAGAAAACGCGTTATCCCAACAGTGCTTTAGTTGGCTTGAAGTTTGACGCCAAGCAGTTCCCAAGTATTCCCCAGCGTTCTTATCGCATACGCGGTGTAAAGGTCCGCATTCCTCACAATGCAACAGTTGACAGCACAACTGGCAGGCTGACTTACAGCGGTGATTTTGACGGCACATTTAAGGCCAGCAGGGAGTGGTGTTCTTGCCCTGCAATGATCTTGCTGGATCTTTTAACGAACACTCGCTACGGCCTTGGCAACTACATCCTTACGCCAGAAGAGCGTGCAAGAGATGCTGCTGGTACTTTTGAAGGTTCTGGTGCTGACAACGTACCAGACAATATTGACGTGTATGCCTTTCAAAAGGCGTCCGAATACTGCGGTGAGCTTGTCAATGGTGAGCCACGTTTCTCTTGCAATGTTTCCCTTCAGAGTCGCAAAGATGCCTATGACATGATCAAGGATCTTTGCTCTGTTTTCAGGGTAATGCCTAAGTGGGAACTTGGAACGCTATCAATCTCTCAAGACAGCAAAGAAGCTGATCCAAACGCTGATTTTACTTACGTCTTCAACCAGTCCAACGTTACTGAAGAAGGCTTTACTTATACAGGCACAAGTCTCAAGACTCGTCACACCTGTGTCAGTGTCAAATATTTTGACATGGAGAGAAGAGACTACGTCTATGAGCTGGTAGAGGATGAGGATGCAATTAACAAGTATGGATACAACAAGACCAGCATTGAAGCTTTTGGCTGCACCAGCAGGGCACAAGCCTATCGGCTGGGCAAGTGGTTGCTTTATAGCGAGCAGAACGAAACTGAAATCATCAGCTTTGCAACTGACATCGCCGCTGGTATCACTGTTCGCCCTGGTGACAAGATAAAAGTTGGCGACCCTCTGAAGGCTGGCACAACGGTGTCTGGTCGCATCACATCTGGGTCTACAACTTCGTCAATCAAGCTGGACCGCAGTGACACGCAAATGTTTGGTGCTCAGGCGCCGTCAACGTTTACGTTGAATTTGATCCTGCCTGACGGGACATACGAGCAAAAAGCCGACTGCACAATTGTTGGCAACACCGTCACTCCAAGTTCTGCATTTTCACAAGCGCCAGTTGCAGGGGCACCATTTGCCATTGGATACGATCAAGTGTTGCTCAGCACTTGGCGTGTCCTTGCAGTTATTGAGGACGAGGAGACTTATGCAATCACTGCAGTCTCGTATGACAGAAGAAAATACGATTTCATTGAGCAAGACATTGAATTTACTCCTCGTGACGTAACGCTGCTCAACGAGCCTCCTGCTGCTCCAACGAACTTGGACGTGCGAGAGGTCTTATATGAGGCTGGTGGCAAAGTTTTACAGAAGCTGATTATTGGTTGGCAGGCAAGCACTCGTGCTGCTGAGTATCGGGTTCGTTATGCACAAGACGGCAACACGTTCACTACTGCATTGACAACAGTACCTGATTTCACGATTGACAATACTGATAAAGGTACATACACGATTCAGGTTGTTGCTATTGGCTATGACCAAAACCTCAAAAAGGAGTCGCAGCCTGCAGTAATTACTTTTGAGGCACTTGGCAAAACAGCAGAACCTGCCAATATTGCAAGCCTGAACATCACGCCTATTGATCAACACAATGCTGAGTTGCATTGGCCTCAATCAACTGATCTTGATGTGCGTGTTGGCGGCACCGTTGAAATTAGGCATACACCCCATACAGATGCAAATGCTGTTTGGACAAAGGCGCAAAAAATCGTTCCTGCTGTAAATGGCAGCAGCACTCGCAAGATTGTCCCTTTGAAGTCAGGGACATATTTCATTCGCGCAAAGGATTCAATTGGAAAACTTTCACCAGTAGCTGGCGTCCCCTCAGTGCAGGTAGAGCTGCCTGAACCACAGGATTTGGAGGTTGTTCAGACCTACACCGAAAACCCCAATTTCACCGGCACGTTTGACAGAGCGTTCAACAGTGTCACAGAGGGCGGTATCAGCCTGAGCGGTAAGGGCTTGATTGACGACATTACTGATTTTGATGCAGTCACTAACATTGACTTCTTTGGGGGTGTTGAATTCACAGGCAGCTACATCTTTGCCAACACTCTTGATCTTTCTGCCAAGTATGACGTTGAGCTGCTGGCCGATCTTGAGCTACGCAACATCAACCCTGATGACTTCTGGGATTCACGCACTGAGCTGATTGACACTTGGACTGACATTGACGCTGACGACTTCAACGAAACTGACGCTGAGCTTTATGTGCGGTCAACGGCAGACGATCCCAGTGGCACTCCAACGTGGAGCACATGGGAGCCATTTGTTAATTCAACCAAGCGTGGCAGAGCATTCCAGTTCAAGGTTGAGCTGGCTACAGACAATACGTCGCAAGATCCGATCGTTGAGGCGCTCGGCGTAACGGTCAGCTTGCAACGTCGCACTGAGCAGCAAAGCAACATCAGCACTGGGACTAGCGCGAAAGCAATTACTTTCCCATCTGCCTTTTACAGCACGCCGAGCGTCACAGTCACAGCAACTGACATGGCGACAGGTGATTTCTTTGAGCTGACAAGCATTAGCCGAACTGGATTTACTATCGCCACTAAGAATTCTTCGGGTACGATAGTTTCACGGACCATTAACTACGCCGCCACTGGGCACGGCAAGGAGATCTCCTAATGGCGCAAAGCACTGATTATTCAATTGCCAATCAGAGCGGAGCAAATTTCCGTTCAGAGCTTAATACGATCCTTGCCGCGATCGTCAGTCACAACAGTGGTTCTACTGAGCCGAGTGGCACCAAGTATGCCTACATGCCGTGGTTTGACACTGGCAGCACTCCGCCTGTTTACAAGATCCGCAATGCGGCAAATGACGGGTGGATCACTGTTGCAGAAGTCACGACCAACTTCGGCTTGGTCAGTGCCTCTGGCGCGACGTTTACGGGTGACATCACGCTGAACGCGCAGTCTGATGTGCGTTTTGCTGACTCGGATAGCAGCAACTATGTGGCGCTTCAGGCCCCCGCCACAATCTCCTCTAACTACACGCTGACTCTTCCAGCGGCTGACGGCAGCGCGAATCAGGCACTGAAGACTGACGGCTCTGGTGCCCTTGGTTTTGCGTCTTTCTTGCTTGCTACTGAAACCACCAATGGTCAGGTGGTCACGGGCGGCGTGCGTGGAGCGATTACAACGCTGACCGACGCGGCAACTATTGCTGTGGATATGGATGACAACAACAACTTTAAGGTGACGCTGGGCGGCAACAGAACACTCGGCAACCCTTCAAATGTTGTCGAAGGACAGACTGGATTTATTGAGGTTATTCAGGACGGCACCGGGAGCAGAACATTGAGTTTTTCGTCGAATTATCGCTTTGTTGGAGGCAGTGCGCCGACGCTAACAACCACAGCTAGTGCAAAAGATGTGCTGGCGTATGCGGTGCTTTCTGACGAGAAGATTATGATCACAACACACCTGGACGTTAAGGCTGCTTCCTGATGACAGTTCCCGGCAATCTTTCTTCCCCGCTGCTGGCAACTGCTGCTGCTGCTGGTACTGGTGCGGTTGCGACGAAATCACTTCGTTTTAACTCGGCGTATCTTCACCGCACGCCGTCTTCGGCTGGCAATCTCAGAACGCATACATTTGCAGCTTGGATAAAAAGATCATCATTGGGTGGCAGGCGGACTCTGTTTCGTACTAATACGAGCGAGATGCACTATTCATTTGCCGAGTCTGCACAAGGCAATGAAGACGCATTTTTTTGCTACGGAGGAGCTGGCGCTGTTTATTTGGTTTCTAATCCTGTCTTCCGTGATCCCGCAGCATTTTTTCACCTTTGCGTTGCATGGGACACCACCCAGTCAACATCAACAGATCGTTTGAAGTTATACATTAACGGAGTTCGCCAGACAAGCTGGAAAACAGGCACGTTCCCAAGCCAAAATTTTGAAGGCGGATTAAATAAGGCAAACAAGCACGGTTTGGGTGCAAACTCATCAGGTGGAGAGCCTTTTAGCGGGTACTTGGCTGATGTCTACTTCATTGATGGATCTGCTTTGTCGCCTGTTGATAATTTTATTGAACTAGATGATAATGGTGTATATCAGGCAAAAGCATATAACGGAACCTTTGGGACAAATGGATTCCATTTGCCCTTTTCGGATTCGACAAGCACAACAACGATTGCGGAAGATAATAGCGGCAATGGTAACGATTTCACTGCAAGCGGTATCAGCGTTACTGCAGGCTCAGGCAATGACAGCCTGTTTGACGTACCAACGAATGGATCTCAAAGTGACAACGGGGCTGGTGGAGAAGTTTCAGGCTGCTACGCGACATTAAACCCCTTGCATGCAATCACCAATAATCCTACAAATGGAAATCTAGATATTGGTGGAAGTAGCACTGGTACATATACAAAGTCTGTATCAACAATTTTCATTGATCCTGAGGACACTACTGGGTACTACTGCGAATTTACTGTTGTAACCGTAGGAACTAACCCAGGAGGGCATATACAACTTATTCCGCAACTCAACGTAACTAACAACGGTAAGGGTGAAACTGGCGGCGTTGGCTTGGGTATGCGCGGTAGCGGTGCAGGCAACAAATGGTATCTGCTGACAGATCAATCTTCAGGTACGGATACTGGAGTCGCGCACGCTGCTAATCAAGTCATTGGAGTTGCTGTCAAAAACGGCAAGCTTTATATGGCTATTAACAACACATGGGTTTTGTCTGGCAATCCAGCGACTGAATCTAACCCTATTTATTCATCATTGTCTGGCTTGAAAGGGTTTTTGTGTGGCACGCTTGACGGAAGCTGGCAATGTAACTGGGGGCAACGTGCCTTCGCCTATTCAAGTCCAAGTGGTTATCGGCCAGTAAGTTCAGCGTTTCTGCCGACCCCGACGATTGCAAATGGTTCGGTTTACTTTGACTCCAAACTCTATACCGGTGATGGCGCAAGTGCTAGCAGTACACAAGCGATAACGGGTTTCTCTTTTAGCCCTGATTGGCTATGGATCAAGTCTCGTGGTGTTACAGCTGGTCACGCCATTTACGACACAGTTCGCGCAAGTACACAGCGTTTGTCCTCATCGCAAACAACTACTTTTAATAATGAAGGTTTTTTTGAGTCGTTTGATTCAAATGGCTTTACTGTTAAAGGCGACGGTAACAATACAAATGCTAATAATCAGAATTATGTTGCGTGGTGCTGGGACGCCGGATCATCAACGGCTAGCAACACTGACGGCAGCATTACTTCTAGTGTCAGAGCCTCGCAGACGGCGGGCATATCCATTGTTTCTTGGACTGGAACAGGTGCTAATGCGACGGTCGGCCATAGTTTAAATGCCCAGCCTAAGCTCCTGCTGGTGAAAAATAGAGACGCAACTGCCAGTTGGGCTGTATGGCATACGGCTATATCAGGTGGTCAATTTTTAGGTCTGAATACAACAAACGCACAACAAAGTTCTGCTAATTACTGGAACAGTACTGTCCCGACAACTTCTGTTTTTAGCGTTGGCTCAGACTCAAGTGCGAACGGATCGTCTAATGACATGGTCGCCTACTGTATATCACCTGTAGCCGGATATTCTGCCGTGGGTTCGTATGAAGGCAACGGGCAATCAGGAGGCTCAGGGCCTTTCGTGTATTTAGGTTTTCGCGCTAAATTTATATTATTGAAAAACGCAGACCTTAGTGGCTCTAACTGGTTTATTTTTGACACCTCAAGAAATACTTATAATGTCGTTGATCTTAACTTAAAGCCAAATTCAAATGCCGTAGAGGAAACTGATTCAAATGGAACATTAGACATTCTTTCCAATGGATTCAGTATGAGGTCTAGCGGCACACATCCAAACGGGAACGGAAATACGATAATTTACGCCGCATTTGCTGAAAACCCATTCCAAGCCAATGGCGGGCTTGCTCGTTAAACTCACACCATCGTTCTAATCCCATGGGCTACCAGATTGGTGACCGCAAACTGCCTCTAGACGTTGCCTGGACCGATGCAGATGGCATCCAACGTCCAGCAAACTGGCTTCGTTTGAGCACCGAGCGTGATCGCGAGTTGCTTGGCATCACATGGGTTGATGACACCAGCAATGACTACGATCGTCGCTTCTATTGGGGTGTAGATAACCCCAAACAGCTCAATGATGAGCCTGAGGTTGATGAAGACGGCAATGAAACCGGCGAGACGCAGACTGGCTTGAAGACGCTGTGGAAGGCAAAGCAGAACGAGATCGCCGCTAGTTTGCTTGCACCTTCTGATTGGCGCGTCATCAAGGCCAAGGAAACTAGCACTAACATTCCGTCTACTTGGAAGACCTATCGCGCTGCAGTGCGTACAGCCTGCAACACGCGCCAGACCGAGATTGACGCTTGCTCTGATGTTGCAGCGTTGAAAGAGTTGATGACCGGATCACCACAGATCCAGCAAACCGACGATGATGGCAACGGTGTTGTGGATGACGACGGCAACGCTGTCATGATCGCCAACCCCAACATTGCGACCGCTTGGCCTGATCCGATCGCATGACGTTTCTGGCTGGTGTCGCAACAGGCGTCCTGCTGGTGCTCGGCTGGGCGCTACTTTCTATTGCTGCTGATTAATGCAACGACCTGACCCGATGATTCCCTGCAAGCCAGGCGCAGAAGATATTGTCTGCATGGCAAATCGTCAAAAATGGATTGAGACCCTTTACCGATTTGACGGGCGTCACGACAAGGCGCATCCACAACATGGTCATTACACGGGTCTTGCCCTTAAATACCAGCAACTTGACTCCGTAAATGGCGAAACCTAAGTCCGCTATGGGTTTGACCTTTGTAGAAGGTAAGCCCAAAAAAACACGTCAAGGATCAGGGCGGCATTCACTGCCAAAAAAGGGTAAAAAGCGATATAGAGGTCAAGGCCGGTGAATGGACAAAGCCACTCTTAACAACTGGCGGTTGATTAAAGAAATGTTAGAAAAGGCGGGGAAGACCGACAGCCTGTTTTACAAGCGTGCCATTGCAATACTTGCTGGCAGGCAGGATCCCCTATAACGGGCCAAGGTTTTCCCACCACAATGCTTAAACAACTTTCCTTGGTTGGTGCTTTGGCACTGACCGGCACCAGCGCAATGGCACAAAGCGTGTACTTGAATCCGGAGTACAACGCTGGATTTTCCGGCTCAAAGTTCGCCGGATCTTCACTGGAACTGCACGTTGGCTGGGAAGAAGGCCCTTGGTACATCCAAGCAGGTCCTGCTCTGTCAAACGACACCGTTGACAGTGAGTGGGGCTTCTCTGGCAAGACCGGCGTGTCCGCCAATGTCAGCGAAAAGATGAGCCTGTACACCGAGGCCAGCTACGCCAAGTTCAAGGATGTTGATGCTGGTTATGGCATCAAGCTCGGAAGCAAGTACGCATTCTGAGAAAGGTAATTAGCCTTATACAAGCCCTCCTTTTGTAGCTCAGGAGGGCTTTTTTTTATTGGATATAAGGTTTGATGTATCCGATGCAGGGCGGGCATGATTGAGGTTCCACAGGTTCCAGTGGTCCCTGCATGGGGGATTCCAAGAAATCCTCAACTTCCCGTTGAAGCTGATCTACCGGCATTGGAACTGCAAATTCCTCAGGGACGAGGTCTGGTTTTGCCCTCCGCAAAGCAGATGAGGCAGCAGATTCAAGCAGAACAAGAGGAGCTAGATGAGCAAAAGCAAGAAACCCTCCAACGCCTAACACCAAAGAAGCCGCAAGGCATCCAAGTGCCGCAGAACGTCCCACAGTTCAAAGAAGTAACTGAGTTCACGCTACCGGGAACTGACATAACAATTCCAGTCCCAAGACAGGAGATATTATCTACTGCTGTTGTGACGGCTGGGGCTTCGTCTGTTGCTGCTGTTGCTGGGACACTTCTTGCATCAACGCTTTTAAAGCGGCTCGTTCAGCTTCTAAAGCCTGTTTTGAAGATTGGTATGAAGCGTCTTGCAAAGCTACGGGGTCGTCCTGCGCCTGAAACTTTTGGTAGGCAGCGATTGAGACTACGCCGGAACAAAGAGAAGCAAGCTCACTCTTAGGGTCAAACATGTAGCCAAGGTCATAAAGAGCTGCGCATTCTTTGGCTCTGACTAGCAGTGAATCAAGTTTCTCCTTGTAAATGCGTTGGCGGGCAAGCTCCTTGCACATCTCACTGATAGATCCATCCAGTGGCGCTGCTATGCCAATTTGAATGCCGAAATTGCCTGATCTTGTGTAGCTGTCGGTGTGCGTTTCTGAGCCTAGATAGAAAGGGGTCACATTTAGCGTGGGACCATTGCAAGACACCCCCTTGCCCATGTGCTGCCTAGATGGCGCACCGTTGTTATTGAACTGCATTGAGGTGTTGGTGTTATTGCTCGTTGCAGCAGCTTGTGGGCCAGCAATGTTGCTGACCTCTGCTGCATTAACAGCACTACCAAGACTTACTGCGCAAAGACAGAGAGCGTAGTAGTAGTGGACTCGGTTTCTATGGTGCGCTCTATATCTATCGTTTCTATGATCCCTGCCGTTCTGCTGGTGATTTCCAGATTGAAGTCCTCGCCCTCTGTGACGATGTCCCATGTCGTGGAGCTGTTCTGAATGTCAGCACTGCTTGGCTTGACGTTAGTGCCAGACCAAGTGTTTACGGCTGCCCCGTAGATCTCATGCGCAACGGTCTCGTCAATCGTCTGCGTCGTGGTGGTCGTCGCGTTGACGGTTGCAGAGGTGAAGCGCGGAGAAATGCTTTGAGCCGAAACGCTCGCAGGCAGCAGAAGCAATAAAAGAAGGGCTTTCATCGGCTCAATGGAAGCAGCCCTTCAATGCTATTTGATACCGACGTTTGAGTCAGTCTTGACATCTGGCTTTTTCTTGGCATTGCCATTTCCATTGCCGCTTTTGATATTGACCCCGAACGAGGCCATGGATCCTGTCAGCAGGCTGGCAATGAAAGTACTGTCCATCTTCATAGATGGAACAAGGTTCAGATACGAAACGGTTAAAAGCGTTGCGCTCCAGATCAGCACAGAGGCCTTGATGATGTCAGCGATACAATGCCCCTCTTTTTCGTCGTGCTCGTCATTATGGTCAGCCATTGCGTCACAGAGCTACCGTAAACATGGTAGGCCTCACAAATCATGTTTCTACTCCTCAAGCCAATCCTTCTGCGTTTCATCAACTCCAAGGCAGCAAAGGAATTTATTGTTGAGAGTCTCCGCACGCTGAGCAAGCAAACTGACAATCAAGTAGACGACGTAGCCGTCGCATACATAGAACGGCTGCTCCTGCAGAACAGCCCTGGACTGACCGACTAGGCTCGGTTTTTCTTGGACTGAATGTCGGTTCTTTGCGACTGGGAGATTCGCACGCTGTGCAATGGCGGAGGTGCTGTCTCCCCGTTTTCAATGGAATTCATCAACCCTGCCTCTATTGACGTGAGGCTGGGCAAAAACTTGATGGTTGAGAGGCCGCACGAGTCCGATCTCAGGTTGATTGACATCTCGGAGTACACAGAAGAGAACCCGTATCTGCTGAAAGCAGGGGAGTTCGTTCTTGCAGAAACCTTTGAAAAGTTCCGCATACCAGATCGGCTCTCAGCTCAGTTCGTTCTCAAAAGTTCGCGTGCTCGCGAGGGCTATCAGCATCTTCTTGCCGGTTGGATTGATCCTGGCTACCGAGGTCGCCTTACCCTTGAGATCAAAAACATCCGGAAATACCACGAACTGCCGCTGTACAAGGGCATGCGCATTGGGCAGATCGTATTTCATCATATGAGCCAAGTACCAGTTAAGTCTTATGCAGAGACGGGGCACTACCTTGACCACGATCGCGTGATGCCGTCAGTGGCGTAGCGAACATCCTAAGGTCGCTTGATCTCGTATCATTAGATACCAATTAAGCGGCCTGATGGAACTCATCAAAAAACCCAGCATCAAAAAAACCGTCCTCAAGGGACGGCCTGTCTACGTCGCAATCAGCGAGGAGAAGATCGCTATGTTCTACCGGCCTGAATCGGCAAGAGATTGGCTGATGCGGCACACCATCGTGCGCTGAAGTATCAAACTGCGTAATCCAGAGCCAAATAAGTGTTTCTCGTTCTATTGAATACCAAGATTGTTTTCTATACCAAACAACCCAATCCTGCGAACCCTTATTCCCATTGCAATGTAAACACGCAGGTATTAAGTTTTGCATAACAGTCAATCCGCCGTTATGTCTAGGCATGACGTGATCAAGACTTCTAGCAACTTCTCCGCAGTAAGCGCACCTGTCACCCCACGCGCTGTAGATCTGCCTCCTGAATCGCTTCTTGGACTGACGCTTCCCGACGAAATAAATCTCATCAATCCAAGAGCCCATAAGCCCTACCCAGATAAGCAAAGTCTACGCAGAATGAGAGATGCGAATCGGTTGGAATGCCAAATGAATCCTCCTGCAGAAAAGATGAATGATGTTGGTGCGACGTTAGTAAATTACGGTGGTGGTTACTTCAGAAGTTGGTACATTATTAACGGAGTAGTTAATTACCTAGAAGGCTGTTACGACACACATTCCCGAGCTGTGGAGGCTGCGGAACATGCAAGACAACAAGCCCAATCTTGTTGAGTTCAGCGTTGAGGACCAGCTACAAAAAGAGCGCATCAAACGTGCGCTCAATCAGTATTGGGATATGGGGGACATCAACTCGTTGCACGAGATGAGCCATCAGCTCTTGGAGATGTTCTATCTACAGAAGGGCATGACAGGCTTCATGGTCAAGGAAGCCGCTGACAACTTGGCTAACCACCATTGAGGTGCTCAAGCTTTGCCATCGCCTGCAAGAAGTCGTACGAGTACAGACAGTACCCATACCCGCAGCTTCTGTAGTGGACCTGGCCGCTCTTCTCGTCCTTCAGCAGCTCTATGTACCTGCGATTTGAGTATGAGATCTTGCCTAAACTCCTGTAGTGCGAGTTCATCTTCGGTAAGGTCTTCGTCCTCGTCCTCCATTTCATCATCTTCTGGGTATTCAAGCTGCTCTAGCAACCTCAATGCCCAACATTTCAACTCGTAGACGCCCTCCCTGCAGTTCAGGACGACATCAGACGGGTCTTCATTGTTTTTAAGTGCTTCGTCAAAGCAGTTCTCAAGGACCTCTGCTTGTTGATCACACATCCAAATGAGAAGACGGATATGCCCCTCAGTAAATGTGAACTGAGTGCTGGCCGACATCTCGCTGAAGGCATTTTCTGAATCGTAGCCGTAGCTCATGACTCCTCTCCATTAAGAATCTGCTTGATTCGCTTGGCCCCAATCTTGATGCCAAACAAAACCTCCATCTTCAAAGAGATGGTGTACGGGTGCAGTTCGGGATAGCGACGAGCCACCTCACGCACCTTGTTAGCGATATCAGTTGACTTCATTTTGGGACTCCAACCAGCGTAAGAAGGCACCCCTCTTGGCTTTAAAAGATCTCTGGGGCTGGCGAGTGCTTGAAGTGATATAGACCTTTTCCCCGTTTTCGTTGATGTAATACTGACCGCCGCGCTTGCCACTGACGGTCTTTGCTCCTTGAGGCAGATGGTCACGATGAATCCTTTTCATGAGAGAGAGATGGGAGAGAAAAGTTTGGGGACTTACGGAGAATGCTTGTCCACTGGCCTATGAAAGGGAATCAGCGACCCTCGGCACCACCAGCAGGGGACGACGCCCACCTATTCTGAGCCGACCTTGGTGTGAGATACCGCATGGCCCGAGCAGTATCCAAGATCTAACTACGGCAGCATTCATCTGGCGCGATAAGCTAACGCCCCTGCCCCAAACATCAGAAGGGCAGCTCGCTGTTAGAGCTAGGCACTGGGCAGTTGCCGGTGCTGCAGGGCGTTTCAACCTTGGCAGGATTGATGTTGCCAAAGTCGCCGTACTTGCCGGACTTGCCCTTGGCGTTGATGTAGAAGCCAGACACTTCACGCGCTTCGTTGGCGCTGTAATCCCAAGCTTTGCCTTGCTTGTGCTTCTCAGTGCTGTCAGCCAGATTCATCAAATGCTGTGCAAATTGATGAGCAGCTTCAAGCGGCACGAACAATGACAGGGTCTTGGGGTTCTTGTCCTTGTCGTCATAGGTGTTGTCCTTGACGGTCCAAGAGACAGGCAGCGACAGAGCAGGGTTGTAGTCAGCCATGAAGGATCTCGTAGTGAGCGCGGATAATTTCGTTGATCAGACTTGACTTGGTAACGCGCTTGTCTGGATCGGAGTAGCGCCGCTGAACTTCGTTCTCCACATAAGGAAGAGCGTCAGCGTCAAGCATCAAGGTAATGCGCACCTTGGGCTCTTTACTTGGCCGCGTTGAGTTCATCAATACAAATTTGCAATTGATCAATGGACATCGCAGCAATCCAGCTACCGCGCACCTGTTTAGTCAGGCCAAATTTCTTAGCCCGCATGTCCAGGTAAGTGGAGACCTTGCCAGCATCAGCTTTAGCCAGCAGATCAATCAGAACGCCTTGCACTTCCTCAACGGAAGGTCCAACGTCGGCTGATGTCGTTGTTGCTGATGCTCGTGGGGCCGGTGCATCTTCCTGTGGCTCAAACTCCTCGTCAACATACGTTTCGTAGTTGAGTGAGAAGAAGGCAGCAGCAGAAGCACAGTAAGCACGACGGGAGGCGTCGCAGATCGCTTTAGCTGTTGCTTTGTCTGCCAAAACAGCCTTGTTACGGAAGTCGCGGAGAGCGTAATCAAACCAAGGAGTTTTGGCCTCGCCGCTGACATGAACCCAGCGGACTTGAATCCAGACGGATGTATCTGCGGCATGGCAGATCTCACCACGTTCTGGCATCCAGCCAGGAGCTTTTTCATTGACGATCTGTAGGCACTTGGCCCACGGGAGATAGTCAAATTTGTCTTTACGACGGAGGTCGTCCTTGGTCAGAGCGCCCTTCAGATAAGGAAGATCCAAGGGGTGTGCTGTGAGGACGTGCAGAGCTTAGGCACTGAGGAGGAAAGGTCAACCCCCTTGCCACATTTTCTTCTGGTTGAGGTTGCGAACCGTGTTACACGGTGGCAGCATCACGTCGTCCATGTTCCACGGTATGAAGCGCATCAATCTCGTTGTCCCAGATGAGTTTCACGACAAGTTGATGGCTGAAAAGCCAGTCCACAAGATGCTTTCTAGTTTTTGTCTTGACTTGATAGCTGCAGAGCTTGACAGGGTGGCTAAGTTAGCGCCGTGCCCTGCGCATGCGGGAAACAAAGAAGTACATGTCATTCAGCGTGATGAGTGCGTAAAAATCACTCAAACGGCTGTTGAAAAAACTTCTTCTCCCTCTTTTGTTCGTGGGGAAGATGTCGGGAAGGGAGTGCAGAGGGAAACCCCTAAGAAGGGGTATCCGGAACCTCTGAAGCCTTTTAAAGGTGCGATTGACGCGTACTGGCGGGTCAAGCAGGGGAGCAAAAGCGACACTGCGTGGAACCGCTTGATGAACAACCTGCTGAAGTTCTTGGACAAGTACGGAAAGGATGTTGTAGAGGAGCAGCTAGGCAGGGCTGAGTCGGGCAAGTGGAAAGGCATTGAGCTGTCTAACTACGAGAACATGCAGCCTGCCAAGAAGGCCGCTGAGCCTGAGACAAAGCACCCTGCATACCGTGACTTCACTGCTGAGCGGCTGGAGCAGGAGGCGCAGGAAAACAACATCATCAACGAGCTGTTCTGATGGATGTAGGCCAAATCAATCACGAAAGGTTTAAAAACCATCTTCGTCAGTCAACAAAGGATGTATTTCTGGTTGCACACCATCTGCACCGTCAAGGTTATGGGGTGTATATCCCGCCGTTCAAAGTTGCTTCCAGCCTGAGTCAAATTGGAGACAATCAAGACAAGGGTGATCTTTTCTTTGAACACAACGGCAAGCGTCTGATCGTTGAGGTCAAGACGACCAACACCAGTGATTTCACTGATGTCAGGCCGCATCGGTTCTCAACGTTTTTTGTATGCGCTGTTCATGCGTTTGAGAAGTACAAGGCCCAGCCGCCTTCGTACTACTTCATTGTCAACAAAAGCAGGACATACGTTGCTGTGATCAACGTCAAAGAGACCTTCTCATCGTGGGAGGTCATTGAGACGGAAGATCGGCGGTACATCGGTTACAAGCAAAACCGCTATGCCTGTCCAACCAATCTCGTCACCATCCAGAAGCTCATCTATGAATGAAGCATTTGATCTGGCTTCCGTGCGCAAAACACTGCAGCGCGGGGTAGCTAGTGGCCTGTGGACGCTGGAGAACTTAGATCAAGAAGCTCCAACGTCTGCTTACAACCGCCGTGTCTGGGCGAAACACCCCATGAACAAGGCATTCAAGATCAAACCACACGTCAACCTATTGAGGACTCAAGATGAACAAGGAACGACAGATAGACAAGGAGATCTGGCTTGCAATTCAGACGGAACGCCTGCTGAACCTTTGGGAGACAACCCCAGCGCCTGATAAGTACAAGGTTGGCGCGGAGCTTATGAAGATCCCTTCATATTTCCCAAAAACACGCGATGGTCGTGTCATACCGCTTACAACTTATTGGCAACAGAAGTTGGCGTATGACTTAGAAATTGGGTACATGTTCAAGTTTTTAAAAGAAATATTGGAGGAACTCACAGGGTGAGAACCTACGATCTCATTAACTGCGCATGTCATGTGCCGTTAGATCCGTTGCCACTACTGCAGAGGAATCCCCCTGGTCGGCAGCGGTACTATTTCAACGAACAGAAGCCTTCTATCAGGTATGCCTCTGTCACGAGCATTCTTTCTGCTACGCAGAGCGATGCAACGCGATATGCGCTCAAAAAATGGAAAGCTAAGTTACTCGCAGAGGGCAAAGATCCAGAAGTATCTCGCCTTGAAGCAGCGAGACGCGGCTCGCGCATTCATGACTGGTTTGAGCAGTGGATTCTCGGTCATGACCCTGAGGTGCCTGAGGATATTGCTCCGTGGTGCGTACGACTTGCAGCTTCGCCTCTCTGGAAAAAGCTGGATCATGTCATTTGTACGGAGCATCGTGTTTGCAGTGACGAAGGTGATGTGCCGTTTGCAGGGACGCTTGATGGCCTGTTCAAGATCTCAGGGCAGATAGTCCTGTTTGACCTGAAGACGAAGGCTGAGGGCAAGGCCAAGCCTGCAAAGCAGATCAGCAACGAGGCTATGTGCCAGCTACAGGCGTACAGGATCTGCCTGCAAGAGAACTACGGGATACATGTGGATCGCTTCATCGCGCTCTACGCCTTCCCTGATAAGGCCCCACATCCTGTCGCTGCAAGCGACAAGCAGTTCAAGGAGCATGAGGAGCACTGGGCTCGTCGTTGTGAGGCGTATCAGTTGATCAATGAACTTGCGCAGCCTGCGTGAGGACGATAGGATCTGAGGGCTCTCTCACAAGCCTATGGACCGCAAAGCCCCTGAAGAGGATTTCACTTACGCGTCATTGCCGTTTAGCTATGAAGAAGCAATGTTTTTAATAACTTGCTGCAAAGCTCAAGCACTATGCGCAGAACGTTTTCGTGAAAATACAATCAAAGACCTACAAGAAACTGAAGGGAAACTTCCTGACTCTATGGCTGCTCGCCTTCAAAAGAATATTGACACTGAAATACAAGCCAGAACACTTGCAAACGTAATAGCCAATCGTTTTATGGGATCTGAAAAAACCTTGCCATCAACTCAAAAATGAAATCTCCAACAACTGAAATTGACTGCCTCTCCATCTACGAACGCATGGCTGCCACTTACTTCAATGACCTCAAGCAACTCAAAGCTCAACGCCGAGTCCTTGACGCCGAAATCAAGGAAGCAGAAAACCGCCTCTCGCAAGCCTTGGCTCAAGGTGATCTACGCCTCTGGCAAGACGCCGAAAACAAAAACAGCTTCTACTACGAAGACACCTGCTACGTCTTCTGTCCTGGCAGAGTCACCTACGACTACAGCCACTGCGAAGACGTAGTCGCTGCAGAAGACAACCTCCGTGAGGTCAAGAGCATGGCAGCAGCCACTGGCCTCGTTAAACAAAAGCAAGGCAAGCCCTTCTGGTCAGTTCGCTGATTTGCCCTACCATTGGGCTTCTTCACCCTGAAACGGGCGAAGGACAAGTGACCTGCAGCGGATCAGGTGTGAGGGGTGTAAGGCGCGTGAGCCTGTCCTAGTCCGCAACCATTCACAACCGGACGCACGGAGAACGCCCACTGCATGGGACGTAGACGCCGCTGCCGCTTTTGCGGCAAACTTTTCACCCCACCCATCATCTCCAGAAATCGCAGATCACAACGCGTCACCTGTTCAGTCGTCTGTCAAAACAGTCTCAACAGAAAAAGCAAGAAGCGACTCTGGTGGACTGCAGCAGAGGTAGACGAGCTGAAATGTGTTGCCAACTTTGGCCCGCTTTCTTTTGTCGCTGAACGCTTTAATCAATGGGCCACCACAAATGGCTATCAGAAGCGATCGCAAAATGCTATTGAACAAAAGCTGTACAAGCTGGGCTTTCGCCAAGAATCCCTCTATGAGTACATCTGCTTATCACTGCTGGCACGTCGTCTGGGCATCAGCCCCCACACCGTCATCAGATGGCCTCGGATCGGACTTAAAACCGTTTCTAGGATGAGGCGTAAAAAGAAGGTCTACACCTGTGACCGACACGTTCTTAGATTCGCTCGTGAACGCCCTCAGTCCTTTGGCGGCATCCCCTACAGCAGGCTTTTCTCCGTCCTTGGTGACGAGGCGCTCTGCGAGCACATCGCCAAAAATTACCCTAAAAGACCCACTGTTTGTCACCCCAAACGACGCGTTGTTTGCATCAACAACAACGTCATCTACCCGTCAATGAGAAAAGCTGCTGACGCTAATCACGTCAGTGTCAGTAGCGTCTGGAGATCCTGCAAAGAACAAAGATCACTTTGCGGTCTAGATTTTCGTTATTACGGGTAGCAGTGATGACGGCTGGATCTAAAAGGCAGGAGCAATTAGAGCAGGTCACTTTCTTTGTGGAAGGTATTCCTGTGCCGCAAGGCAGCAAGAATGTCTCACGCTGGGGCAATGTCTATGACGCCAATCACAAGGAGCTGAGGGCTTGGCGGCAAAAGATTGCACAAGGCGCTCACGATGCCACTGATCATGTTTTCACTGGCCCAGTGCATGTGCGCGTTGAGTTCATCCTGCCGCGTCCTAAGACGGTCAAGCGCATCTACCCAGCCGTCAAACCGGATCTGGACAAGCTTCTCCGGGCACTTTTTGATGGCATGCACTGCTCAGGGCACAAGCTGCTCGTAGATGACTCCTTGGTCTGCAGCACGCAATGCAGCAAGCGGTATCTGATCGGGACTGAGTCGCCTGGTGCTCTCATCACCGTCAGCTCTCTGTAGTATGCTTGTGAACGAGAGAGAGAGCCCCTGCCGTTGGCTGTAGCCGCGTAGGGGTTCTTTTTTTATGCTGTGCAATATGAGGTAGTGGGATGGCGCAGCCTGTCACCTTTGACGTGAACCACATGCTGAAGAAGGTGGACACGATCAAGCAGGTGCAGATCCCGTTCGCCAGTTCCCTTGCACTAAACAACCTCGCAAAGGACATTCGCGATAACTACCGCTCTGAGATGAAGCAGCGGTTTCGTAATCCTGTGCCGTTCACATTGAATGGCATGTACATCAAAGCCAGCTCAAAAAGCAATCTGTACGTTGAGGTTGGCCTCAAGGAGTTTGCAACAAAGGGCAACCCCACAAGCAAGTACCTGCTCCCGCAGATTCAAGGCGGCAAGCCTTACCTGACACGCTTCCAAAAGGCATTGCGCATTAAAGGGATTTTGGCCCCTGGAGAAATCGCTATCCCCACCCAGTCGGATTACTTAAAGCGGAACCAGTATGGAAATGTGATGCCATCGCAGTACACCGAAATCCTGTACAGCCTGCAGGCATTCCGCGACAGCAGTGCCTTTACCTATCGCCGCCAAGCCAAACGCGTGAGAGCTGCACGTCAGTACAAGGCACGGACAACTGCAGCATTCAACTCCTCTCGCAATCGCTACTTCCCAGGCATTTACCTAGAAGACGAGATGGCACGCCAGGAAATTGATTCTGCGCTGTTCTGGATCACAAGGCAGAGCAACCTGCCGCAGAAGTTTCCCTACATCCCTATCGGCGCAGCCTTCGCGCAGAAGAACTGGAACAAGGCATTCGGGCAGGCATTGCGAAAAGCAATTGCAACTGCCTGAGTTCTTGCAAGCAATCGGTTTAAGTTCTTGCGGGCAATCGGTTTATAATGACCTCAGTTCTTGCAAGGGTTCGGTTTATATCGGAACCAGAAAGTGGTCGGTTTAGGTAGTACAAACGTACTACATATGGTACAGATGTACTACATGCCTATTGCAATTGAGAATCATTCGCAATAAGCCTGACATTGAGAATCGCTCGCAACAACGGTGAGAATGAGAATCATTCTCAGTCTTGTCGCAATTGAGAATTATTTGCAATAAGCCGGTGGGGCGTGTTGTTGCAATTGAGAGTCAATCTCAATAAGCACACGGTGTGACAATCGCGGGATCGGTCGCCCCGCGTCTCTGTATGGTCGCCGCTGCCATCGGTGCGCGTCAGCGTCCCGCGCCAATAAAGAGGCCACCAACGCGACACCTATGGACAATCGGGGCACTGTCCCCAGTTGCGGCTCAAAGGGTCGCTTTTTTCGTCCTCACGTCCTATCGTCTTATCAAGCGCACCTACCACAGTGTGCGCCTCTCTCTCTCTCTCTCTCTCCTCCTTTATGTCCACCTCAGCTCGCCGCGACCTCAGGCTTCTCTTCTATTGGTTTGCAGGCCTTCTCCTTCTCTGTGGTGCTGATGTCGCCGCGCAGCATGCCTTCCTTGATTGCGCAGACCGTGCTCCCGCATTCTCCAAGGTGTGCAAGTGACAAACATCTTCCGCCGTCCCCGTCCCGTGCTCCCCGGTGAGCAACTCCCACCCCGTCCAATCCGCTGGACAGGTCCCTCTCCCTCTCTCCCCAAACTTCCTAAATGATCTCCATCTCCATCGCGGCCATCTTCAAGGTGGCCTTCTTTTTTCTCGCAATTGTTGCCGTGGTTGATCTGCTGACCATGTCGCAGGATCGCCGCGTCCGCATGCTGACCCGTTGCGGGCATTCTCAGCGCCGCATCGCTGCCCGTCTTGGCATCACCCGCCACCGCGTCAGGATGACCCTGTCATGACGCCAGACCCAAAACTTAGCCCTGAGCAGATCGCGACCATCTCCCGCGAGATCCTGAAGTGTCAGCGACTGCTGCGCAAGCTATGGGCGGAAGACTCCCGCCGTGAAGTCTTGGCACGTCGCCGCACCCTGTACAGGATCCTGTACGGGCTGCCGCAGGGCATCCCTGTCCCCATTGATTGGCAGCCAACCCCACACCCCCAAATCTCTTGACCGTGACCCTCTCTCTCTCCTCAGCGCGGTTTCACTTATCCCGCGTCTCAGGCAATAAAAAGACGGGACCAATCCCCGTTACAACAACGTCGCGCAACTCCTGCCCGCCAACGTGTGGCGCTCGTCACTTCTGCTACGGGATGCTTGGCCCCATTGCCCTCCACTGGGATAAGGTCAGCAACGGTGAGCGCGGCAAGAGCTGGCGCGATCATCTCGCTGATCTGGCAACGTTGCCCGTCTTCTCACCCCTGAGAATTAACCAGGTAGGGGATCTGCCCCATTCAGCCGGTAAGATCTCGCGGCGTTATCTCGTGGCGCTACTTGACGTGATCAAGCGGCGCAAGCTTCAGGCATGGACATACACGCATCACGATCTGGCAAAGGGTGAGAACGCCGAACTGCTGCGCCGTGCATTTCGTAGTGGCCTAACCATTAACGTCAGCACCGAATCAGTGGTCGCCGCTGATGCTGCCATTGCCGCAGGATTGCCAGCCACCATCACCGTCCCCAGCACTGAGACCCGCTCAACCTGGCGCACCCCTGACCGCAATCTCGTGATGGTCTGCCCCGCGCAACGCCGCGAGACTGACTGCTCACAGTGCATGCTGTGCCACAAACGTGGCAAGCGTGTCATCGTGGCCTTCACCGCCCACGGCACGCGTAAGAAGAAAGCCGATCAACTACTACAAGAGGTAAGCCATGCATGAACCAACGCCAGACTGCCCCGCGTGGATTAATGCACCCGATGATGCAACCGCGCAACTGTTTCGTGAGGTTGTGGCCGCTTACATGGAATCAGAACGGCGACTAAGGGAGAATCCTCCCGATTGGTGGCCGCCACCATCCCGCGTCAGCATCACCGACCGCCATTGAGGCGGTTTTTTTTGTGCCTTTGTTATTGAGAATGCGACGCAATAGCAATACCGCAGGGGGTCTCAGCCGTTGCAATTGAGAATCATTTGCAATAGTGCGATGAGAATGAGAATCATTCTCACTATGAGATGAGAATGAGAATCATTATCAACCCAGACCCCACCTTATTGCAATTGAGAATCAGGGTCCTTTATTGCGAATCGGCTGTGGGTAATTTCGGAC